GTTTCGCTGATCACTTCCTGATGGAGTCAGGTGGTGACATGTCGATCACCAACTCGAACTCTAACTTCGGTAATACCTCACTACATGCAATCGGTTTCAAAGGATTTGCATTCAACCAGGATAAAGCAGGTTTTATTACTGACATTATTCCTCCAAAGGTTATTGAGGAGTCTGAGGCAAATACTAAGAAAGTTCAATACTACACTATTGACATCCAAGGCACTATCCAAGAGCAGGACAACTTCACTAAGTTGTATCTTGGCAGTGAAGATATCATTCAACCAATTGATCGTCCCGCTGTAACCATCCAGGGTTATAGACTAGGTGCAAAGAGTGATGAAAAACTATATGTAAAACTAGATCCAGCAACTGCTGGTGGTACAGAAGAGTTCACCGCATCACTAGAACCAACTGGTTTCGTTAAGTATATTGCTGCACCATCTATCCTGAACCCATCTGGATTCAGCATTAACAGCACTTATGCAGACGCTGCTAATCTCATTGAGAGCAACCGTCGCATGATCCAGGAGGAAGTCTTCGGTTATATCCTAGAGAAGTATCCAAGACTCCAGAACATTTCTTATGTCAATCCTGGCAGAGATCCTCAAGCGAACAGATACTTTGATGCTCGCAACCTAATTGTTGATAACAGACAGCAGATCGTTGCTACTGTCATGCAGTCTCTGCTTGACACCTATGGTGGCACATCAATCCAAGCAGATGAAATTGGATTCATTGTTGATGCTGTCGCAGAAGACCTTAGAGATGGTGGCAACTACAACATCATTGAGAAGGTTAGAGAATACTTCAATGGTGATGGAACTATTGATCAGTCATATCTTGGTTCTGAAGATCAATATACGTGGGCGCTTGCAAGAGCAAGAGACCTATGTAAGCAAGCAATTGCTAACTTATTGAATGTCAAGGCAGATCTTTATGATCCAACTAATGAAGCACCTGACCTCTCAGTATATACTAATCTTCCATGTGGTTCTATCACAAATGGTAAGACAGGTTCTCAAGCAGAAGAAGATGGCGACACCACAAATGGTGTAACAATTGACCTATCAAATAAGATCGATCCTGCTGGTAGATATAAGGATACTTACAATCTAATTCAAGAGAATAGAGACTTTATCCTTGATAATGCACTTGCAGAGATTGCAGTGTATGAGACTGAGGCACCATTCTTCTACTTCCCTGAAGATGATCAGGAGACATCCAGATCACGTTTCAAGTCAGCATATCGCTTTATCAGAAGAAACTCTGCTGATACTATTCAGTATGCTATTGATGCAATCAATGCTCAGTTCCCTACTTTTGTCTTCCCTAATAACAGCGACGAGAAGTGCCGTAGAGACCTAGGATACTTCATTGAAGCTGTCGGTATGGACATCTTCCTTGGTGGCAACAGATGGACTAGAGACTTCATCAGTCAGTATTTCAGTGGAACATATTCTGGTACTCCTAACTGGATCGTAGGTGGTCTGCAGGGCGAAGAAGCACAAAGCATCTGGGGATTCAATGCTGCTAGAGATCATATGATCCAAGCAGTATCTAACCAACTAACTGGTGGTTATAATGAGCGTGAAGTTGGAGTAGATGGTGATCCTGGTTATGTCCCTGGCATTAGTCCAGGTGAAGCAATCTATGGCGATGGTAATGGTGATGTAGCAAATACAGATCCTGCAGCATGTACTGACGTACAGAATGCAATCGCATCACTAACATCTATTGTTACTCAGGTTATCAACCAAGGTAATGATGCAAGTCTCACTGATCCAGGTCATCCTAACTATGTTGTTCCTACAGGATCTTCATCACCTATTGGTGAATCCAAGTGCCGTAGAGACATTGGACACATCCTTGATGCTGTACAACAGGATCTCTGGTTTGGTGGTAATGAGTATTGTATTGCTGCAGCAAGAGCATACTTCATGCGTGATGGTGCTCCACGTCCAGACGGTCTAGTTGGAGAGCAGGCTCAATCAATCACCGCATTTAAGAGAGTTGCTGATGCTGTAAATCGTGCAATCAACAATCAACTACACTATAAAGATAACACTATCACCCTTGATGCTGTAGGTGATCCTGTAGTCCTTGGAGACATCTATGCTGATGGATATAATCAGTTGATGGCAAACAAGGAGTTTATTGCAGAAGAAGCATATCAGCGTATGCTTGCTGCATTCCCATCATATGAACCACAACCAACAAACACCAAGCAAGATTGTCTAGACGACGTTTATAACGTTCTAGATCAGGTTGCATGGAACCTTAAGTTTGGTGGAAACAGCAAGACTTATGATGCTGCAGAAGTATATGTTACTAACATCTTTGCTGGTCTAAATCCAGAGAGATTTACTCCAACTGATGTATCATATGATCCTGCAACTGGAGTATCTGTCTTCAGCATCCCTGGTCATGGAATGACCACTGGTGATTACATTAAGATTGCTGACAACAGCATTACATTCACCTGCGAGTTGGACAACAATGCTACTCAGCATACTTATCCACGTCCTGGCAGTGATCCATATGCTGGTCAATGGATTGAGATTACTGCACATACACTCAACACTATCACTGTCAATGTAGGTGTCTCTTCTGATACATCTGCACATACATTTGTAAGTGCAGCAACTGATAGCATCCTGAAGGGTGTTCAGGTAGAGACATTCCTTGATCCTGAGCGTGATGAAGCAGCGAGAGTATTTGTCGAGGTTAATACAATTTCGAGAGATGTTATTAGAAACAGACCAGTTTCTGTATCTGCTAACAATGGAATTTCTCAAGTCTTTGATAACACTCTAGTAGATGATTGGGATTCACCTCAATACGGTGCAAACGCTTGTGCTCCTGTTGTCAGTGCATTTGATACTCTAATGGGTATCATCATCCAATCAATCGGTACTGATGCTGGTGTTGGTGATATTAGTCTTATCACTAGAACAGAACCAGCTCAACCAACTACTTATGAACTGGGCAATTGCTCTGATGTTCTGCAGACTATTGATACTCTAATCGGTATCATCACTGATATTACTAATACTAGCACCTTTGATCCCCCACCAATTGATCATGGTGAGTGGGATTGTGCTAACGTCCGCTCCACAGTTGAAACTCTATTTGATATTGCACTCGATGCATTTACTGGATCAAACCTAGAAGGACTCCCTGTTGTAAATCGTGGATCCTTCATCACTGACGCAGAAGCATCCAAGTGCTTCCGTGATGTATCTTACATTGTTGATGCTGTTGTTAATGACCTCAGACTTGGTGGCAACATCAACTCTGTACAGGCAGGTGAAGCATACTATGTTGGCAACCAACTAGAGTATATCGACGGAGAGAAGACAGAGACCATCGATGCATGGAACTATGTCGGACAGATGGCAACTGCTGCCATGAGAAACTTCGACTTCCTAGCATATAACTGTACCACAACTGCTGGTTCTGCAATCGTTGATATCGGTGATACTCGTGGTGTTCTTATTGGAATGAGTGTTGCTGAGTATGATGAGACCGATCTAGTCAATCCTGCATATGTAAATGGATTGCTACAGGATGGTGCAACCAGAAACTTTGCAAACATTCCTGAAGAGACTTATGTCAAGAGAATCGTCAGCAATACTGAGATTGAACTTGGCATCAGAGGTTCTAAACTTGATCAAGGTGCTTCTGTCCTAGCACAGGTCAATAGCACAACTACAAATCTATACTTTGTATTCCCACAAGGTTCATGGGCAGATACAGAACCAACTACGGTTACTGTTGGTCCTGAGTCTGAAGGTCCAGATGTTATTCAAGATACTCTTACATCTCCATCTCAAAGAGAGTGTGCTGGCACTGCTGATGCAATCGAAACTCTGATTGGAAATATCACTACGATCATCAATAGTGGTCTTGGCAGTGTAACAAGAGTAGAACAGACTGCTAACATCTCACTGTTTGCATCTAGAGCAACGGTATTTACTATCAATACTAGCGGCACTGGTGTATCCAACCCACACGACTTTGAAACTGGTACACCAGTCAGACTGGTTCCACGTCCTCGTTTTGATGTTGCATTAGGTAAGTTTGTTGATGTTGATAAGCGTCTTGTCAGACTACCTAACGGTTTTGACACCAATACAACATACTATGTAATTGCTCCTGGTAGAACAACAGCACCTAATGACTTCAGCAATACTACCTTCTTCAATGGTAGTGATCAGACTAAGTTGATGCTTGCAACTTCTAGAGAGAATGCTGCAGCAGGTATCTATCTCTATTCATCTGAATCAGAGAGCATCGATAAGGATGTTGAAATCGATATCTACCAGTTCGTTCTTGATGAGAAGTATGATCTACACAACTATAAAGCAAAACTAACCAGTGCAGTTAATGCTGGTATTGAGACCGATGTTCCTCACATCTTCGATGTACCATTTGCTTCTGTAACACCTCATAAGGTGTTCTTTAGAGAGGTTGAGGGTGGAACACTACCTGAAGTTTCTACAACGTATGCAGCAGATGCTGACGTTGCAGTACAAGATCCTAACGATGCAAACTTTGGTAAGATCAATCCCCAGATTGAATTCTTCGCACGCTATCAGAATGATAGAGTCTTCACAATCCACAAGACTCATGCAGATGCTATCAACAATGTAAATCCAATTACATTCGTTCCTGGTCAGACAATTACATTTAATGTATATGCTAACAAGCGCAGATCACCTGTTAAGTTTGACCCAGCATTCTCCAGACTAACTAATAAGTCTGGTAAGTGGTATGTAAACTGTAAGGATGAAGGATCTAGCAATAACTTCTTAGCAGTCAGAGAGCAGAATATTTTCTGGAGAATCAAGCAATCTGACCTAGCAGATAGAAACAGATCTACTGATACTTGGTTTACACGTCTCGAAGATGAGCGTGGTGCAGATGACAGAACTTACAAGATTCGTTATGTCATTCCTAAGTACATCGAGAATGCAAGAGATCCTATTAATGGATTTGTTCTTAAGACAAGAACTGACGATACTCGTAAGTTAGTACCACAGAAACTCCTACTCAAGCCAGTAGCAGGAACTGTATATGGTGCTCGTTTCGAGAACCCAAGACAGGCAGGTGAATTCATTGGTGTAAACCAAGCAAACTTTGATGCTAATTCACTAAACATCGATGCAGCGTATGATCCTTATCTGTCTCCTGCATTTGCTAGATTTAACTCTGGTATTCAGGCGACAATTCAATCAGCACGTTATGTTGAGGACACTCTAGATCCTACCATTCAGTATCTAGAGATGACAGTATTTGATCATACTGTTGATACTCTTAACTTCTCTGGTTTAAGGAACGAGTCATTTACTACAGTTAAGATCAATGCACCTCAGGGTGGTGAATGGACAGTTAATAAGACTGAAAGTGTTACTGCAAACCAGATTACATGGTCTGGAAACTCTACTGGTCTTGCTAACCTCCATGCTTACATGACTGTAAATGGTGAGCACTATCTCATCCTGAAGAACATTCGTGGTGGCAAACTAGAGTTCAGTGAGTATTATGAGACCAGATTCCAACAGGGCAGCACATTTGCTACCATGCTTGAGGATCAGGACATGGGCAAATCGCTACCTCTAAAAACACTAATCAGAAAAAATTATCCTGAGTATTTTTACAAGCAAAACGGCGCTAACGTTTATACTATCACTCCTGGTGATCGTATCCAAGACGACGCTGGTATTGAATACTATGTTGAGAGTGTTGAGGATGCAGGAATCATTGATGACACATTCTATGTCTTCAGTTATGAGACCCTACAGCGTAGAATCGCAGGTCAGCAAGATGGTGTCTACTATCTCTCTTGCCTACGTGGTAATATCTCACCATTCCCAACTGGTGCGGGTGCAGGCGGCAACTTCCGTAAGTTTAAATTCTCACAACCAGTCAGCAGACTGTATCCTCTAGACTACAAGAACGATCCTCTATGGTTCCAGAAGAATGGTACTTCTGCAGAAGAACTAGCACTAGCAGTTCAGTCTATCGACCCACCTGCTACCTACTCTGCAGCAGACAACTATATTCATGGTCTTGTAACAACTAACGACTACAAGAACTCTGTTACTAGAGAATTGGTTGAAGATTTCACCAACCAACCAGCATTCATCATGAATGACTATAGTGGTGATAATGCAATCCAAGCACAATCTGGTAATGCAACTTCTGGTTCAGAAGATCGTAAGATCAAGATTTCTGGTAATAGCACAGTTCTAGCAGATCAGAGATACTACGTTGAACTTCGTCGTCCATCTATTGCTCGTGCTGGAAACCACACGTTTGAGTATCTTGGTTTCGGACCAGGCAACTACTCTACTGGTCTCCCAGCACGTCAAGAGATCGTCCTAACACCTACTGAGGACTTCTACGCCCAAAGTAAGAAACAGGACGCTGGTATCGTCTTCTACACAGGTCTCAACTCTAATGGAGACCTCTATATCGGTAATAGAAAGATTAACGCTATTACTGGCGAAGAGACATTCCTAGAAGCAGCAGTTCTTGAGTCTAGCGCAGACGACGACGAGGATATCGGCAACCTAGTTACCACCTTTGACACACCTGTAACATTCAATCAGAATATTACAGTTGTTGGTGGTGATGGTTCGCAACAGAACGTATTCCAGTCCCCAGTTGTTATCTCTGTTCAGGACAATGATCTAACAGAAGTTCGCGATACATTGATCATCCGTTCAAATGTATCCTCTGTTGATCCTATCACCAACCTAGAGCAAGACGAATCTCTTGATAGAACTGCATTCAAGGTTGTTAATGACGGTGATATCCGCATTAGTAAGAATAGAGTCCAAGCAGCAATCTTTGGATTCAATGCAAGAGGAACTGGTCAAGGATACCAGATTCAGACGCACATCACCAACGGTCTTCCTTCAAATATTACTCCTAACAACAACTCCATCCCTGCAGATGGTGGTGATAGAGTATATGCTAACCAGTTTGTATCTTACAACGGTGTTGCTGTTAAGGCAGGAGACATCCTACTCAAGGGTGTTGAGGTTGGTAAGACTGGATCCTGGGGTTGGATTTATGCAAACTACTATCAAACCATCCCACAAAATAATATCTTCACTATCGAATTTGATGGCACTAATATTGTCAAACTTACATTTGTCGATGACAATGGTGTTGATGTTTCTAACAGTGCAGTTGGTATTACCTCTGGATCACAGATCAGAGTTAATAACTATCCAGATAGCAGACTGAACTCTGTCTGGCAGGTTTATAGTCCTAATGGCGATGCATTCAATCCTGCAAACAACTATGTACATTTCCAAGTTACTGATGCTATCCCAGTAAATCTACTGTCATGGCGTGGAACTGGTGGTGTAACTGATGTTCCCCAAGGTCAAGTTGCTCCAACTATTGACTTCTCCAACTCTAACTGGAAAGAGATGGGAGTTGTTGGTGCTGAAGCACTCAGAACTAACACTGAGACTATTGGTGATTACAAACTTGGCATCAACACTATTGCTCGTGCTGCACACATTGCAACACAGACTGCATGGATCTCTGATGAGACTGATCCAAGAGCGAACCTAGATGTTGTTGGTAATGTATTCATCAGTGGCAAGACTGTTCCTAACTTCCTAACGGAGACTACAGTTGCTAGAACTGAGAATCCAATGGATAACGCTCTGCTAGTTGGCGGAGACAGCACTGATCCTGATGATGATGCAGTATTGAGAGTCATGACCACTAACGGTGGCAGACTTGGTATTAACACTTCAGTTAATGATGTTGTTAATCCACAAAACAACCTAGATCAGACTTTGGTTGTTGTTGGTACTGGTAGAATTACTGGAGACACTGAGTTCAGTTCTGACATCCAAGTTAATGGTGGCGATCTAACCACTACTAACAACACATTCAACTTCGTCCCACAGAATGCAAACATTCTAAACTGGGCAGGTGAAGGTCAGATCTTTAACTTCCTGAACAACACTAACGTTGATCAGAGCATCAACATTGCTAACTCTTCTAGCAATCAAACAATCCAGATTGGTAATGCTGCGACAGAAACATCGCTAAGAATTCATAGAAATTCTACTAACGCGATTGTTGATATTGCTAGCGTTAATGATGATGTTGCTAATAACTGTGAGATCACTCTTGGTGGTGCATGGGGCAACACTGCATCATTCACTGAGATTGGCACAAGACAGACACTAATCGCTGGCGAACTTGAGATTGGCACACGCTACGGCGCTGGAACCAGCACCTCTAGACTATTCACTCAGACTAGAGTTGTTGATATCTTCGATGGAGACCAAACAAATACAGTTAACTTTGCTGTTAACGCTACTCAACTGCAGATGGGTTCTACTGGTGGTTTCACCACTGTTAGAAACACACTGAATGTCCTTGCATCTGCTGTTGTTGAGGGTAATATCAGACTAGACGGTGGTCTAAATGCTGGTATTCTTGAGATCGGAAGAGGTAAGTTTGGAACAACAATTGTAGCACACAATGTTGGCGGACTAGAGAATCCAAACATTGACTTCTACAAGTATCAAACTACTGGTAAGTTCATTGATACTGCAGGTGTTTCTACCTGGGGATCCAATGCATTCTTGCTTGCTGGTGGTCAGATTGCTTCTATCGACACCATTGTCAATAACGGCGCTGAATTCAGACCATCTGCAACATATTCGTTCCTAACTGCAACCACTACTGGTCTTGGTGTTGGTGCAACATTCACAGTTCTTGTTCGTGCTGATAGCACAATCGACATCACTGTTGAATCTCCTGGTTCTGGATATGTTGCTGGCGATACACTTACAATTACTAATGATCAACTCGGTGGTGGAGTTGGTGGTGGAGATCTTACCTTCAATGTTGGTGCTACCAACGATGCTGGTCAGACATATTTCCTACCAATTACAACTCCAACAGTTACTGACTTCAGAGTTGGTGATCTTCTCCTAATTGATAGAGGTGATCCTGCATCTCCAGACACTGTTGGTGTTGCACCAAATGAATTAACTGGTCTAAGAGATGAATCACAGAGTGAGATTGTTCGTGTTGTCGGTCTTGCTAACGTTGCTAACCCTGCTGATCCTAACGGATACAGACTGATTGTTAGCAGAGGTCAAGAAGGCACTGGTGTATATGATAATCACCCTGATAACTGTGTAATTGCTAAACTAGTCAAGCAATCTAATGCTTCCTACATTACTGGTTCTGACCTTGATCTAGATGGAAACATTGATATTCCTGAAAGCGGTATTGGCAATGGCACTGGTAATGTAAGAATCGGTGTTGCAGAATTTGGTGGTACAATCTCCACCAGAGACCTACTCAGACTAACTGGTACTGAATTCGTATCTATCGAAGCACTCATTACTACTTCACCTCAGTCATTGAGTGTCAATGATGGTGGTGATCCTGCTGCTGAAGTATTCAAGGTTGAATCTACAACAGGTGATACTTACATCTTCGGTGATATCCTTGCTGGTACTGGATTCAACAGATTCACTGTTGATTCTGACACTGGCAATACTGTTACACAGGGAACTCTAACTACAAACAACACGATCACTCTCAGAGGATCTACGTTTGCTGCTAATGTTGGATCTGCGGACTTTGAAGTTGCTGGTGTTCCTACACCATTTGGAAACAGTGAGATCTTCAAACTAACACCTCAGGGCAACACTGAGTTCCTAACTCTAACCAATGGTGGCAATTCAGATGTTCAAGAAGCTGTCACTTTCCAAGTTGATACTGCAACTGGAAGCATCTTCAGTCTTGGAGACATGCGTTTCTATGGCAAGGATGAAGATGGTGTTGCAGATCAAACAGTTCCAAGACTTGAGTTTATCAATTCTTCGGGAGACTTCACCGTATATGGTTCTCTATCAGCACTAGGAAGCGGTCCTAGCAAGTTTGGTGGATCTATCGTAGTCAATACTGGTGGTCTTGACATGACCTTCAGAGATGGCGCTGGTGAGGCACAGGATAGAAGAGTTGTTGTTAAGGATGAGAATGAAGGAGAGATGTTCTCCATCGAAAGTGATGGTGCAATGCAGATCGCAGGCATCAACAACTACTTCACTAGAACTGGTGGTCCTAAGTGGGTAGCAACTAGTGAGACAGTTATCAATGCTGAAGCAAACGTTAATTACTTCGTCAATGCAACAGGCAACACCCTGTTCAAACTACCTTCCAATCCTCTAATTGGCGATACTATTCGCATTATAGATATTAGTGGAGCACTAACTTATAACTTGTCTCTGGTTGTCAGAGCACCTGATGATGTCAAGGTTCAGAAAGAACTTTCAAATACTGGTTCTGCAGTATTGGTGGGTGTTCCTCCTTCCGCATATGCTGGATATAACGGTGGTGAATTAGTTGTACAAACACCTAATGCAGCATTCGGACTTGTATATGCAGGTTCAGTTGATCCAGATGGTAATTCTTCTAACGTACCATCTGCTCTCACTGGTTGGTATCTAATGGACGTATAAAAATATGTTTTACCAGGGCACAAAATCTATGAAGGCTGCGGTCATCGGCACTATCATGCCGTGGTCTGGTGGTCTTAGTGAAATTCCAGATGGGTGGATTATTTGTGATGGATCTAGTCAACCAGCAAGGGACTTTCCTTTGCTGGTCCAGGCTATTGGCGATACTTACAATCAAGATCCAAATACATCTAATTTAGGCGGTGCTTTTCCAAACTATCAGGGAGATTTTCTTCTCCCTAACTTAAATGGTGGTCAGCACCTAATGGACATTGAAGAAGCATATTTTGATCAAGCAGTGAATGGTGGTACAGGAAAAACTGCTGACATTGATCCCGAGGCGAGAACTATTATTTCTCCATACATTGGACCTAATACTAATCTAATCTCTAACGCGGTATTTACTGACGTTCGTACTGATGTTGAATTTACTCTTAATGATAGATTAGGATATAGTGGAAATATTCGTGGCAACACTATTATTGATGGTGTTGGTGAAAAAATTATGTATATTGGTGGAAGAAAGTTGGGACACCAGCATATCAGACCACATACACATAGTGGAACGTATGAAACATTAAATAATTTACCTAATACAAGATCTGGTAAAGGTGTCATTCCTTGGGATAACATTGAAATTGACTGGACATATCAGGCATCTGATGACCAGGAAGATGGTCCAAATATTGATACTTTTTACTTCAAATTTGAGCAAACTTATCAAAATATACTTTTAAATAATGACCTTTGGGATACTGGAGGAGTTGATGCTTATTCTGGTGTTGGTGGTGGAAGAGAAGGTAGAACGATTGGTCAAGTAGGTTCTGAAGCACCACCAGTTAACATCTATGCTAGAGAGATGTATCGTTCTCCAATCGCAGAACAGAGTCAATTTACATATCAAGCTATGAGTGGTGGAGATACTATTCCATATGGATTGTTTGGAAGTGAACTTACAATTCCAACAGGACAAAGTAATTACTATCCAGATACACCAGGCGATGGTTATTTTGGAACATTTTTGAGCAATGCTTCTAGCGATTGGTTATCGGATAATTTATTTGCACATACACATGAACCATTTGAAATTATTTACGATCAAGGTAGTCTAAAACCACAGTCAAGTCTTATTGCAGATGTAAATATTCCTATTACTACAACTTTGGATAATGTTTCTAACACTGGAGCATTACAAATAGACATGAACACAAGTCAACCATCAGTAACTTGTGTTTACATCATCAGAGCATACTAAGATGGCAAATTACACACGAGAAAGATCAAGATACGGCGGTATTGTGGGCACAATTGTTGCTCATTCTACTCCTGGATTGGGCACAGCAAACGATCCAACCAGTGTAAATTTTAGGAAAGAATTGCCAGCAGGATATTTGCGATGTGATGGGTCTGTTTTAAATGTAAAAGATTACATTGCATTAGCGGAAGTATTGGGATCTGGTGATGAATGTAGATTCAAGAAAGAACTTACAACTTTACTTAATCCAAATCCTGAGACTGGTGAGTTGGGACAGTTTCAATTACCAGATTTGGGTTCTAAAGTTATTATTGGCGGTAGAGGAACAGGTTTGTATAACAACTTGACTGTTGATCGTGGAATTGTTGAAACTAATCCTCTTAATAGAGTGGGACCTCAAGTTAATATTACTAGTAATAGTGGATCTAGGATTACTGCATTTTATGAGGGTAATGTTCAGATTAGTCCAGTAACTGGCATTTCGATGTTAGGCAATCCAAGATATACTATTCAAAGAGCGACAACTGAAGAAACTCTTGGTATTGACAACTTCCAAGGTCATGCTCATAACTCTGCTCAGAAATATTTGAACTACACAGGAAACCATAAAGTTGGTGGAACTGGTGGTAAAGATTACGGTGAGTTTGGTGGAAATAGTGGTGCTGGACATCAATTGGACTATACCAGAGAAGCAGGTAGTGAGTCAGTCCATTCACACAATATTGCCAGACCATTTAGTTATTCTCATACTTTTACATATTCATATGCACAGAAGCAAGTTGATATGACTGGTGTTAGCGCATATGTTGATGTTGATCTCAGCGATGATGAGAAAATAGATCAATTAGTAACGCCTTTCATTCTTGTAGAGTATATCATTAAGATTTAGTCATGCCACAGACATTTTCTATCCAAAATTCGGGTACTTTTCAGGTTCCTGAAGAGATTGCTGAATTAGAAATTAAAATGTGGGGAGCAGGTGGCGGTGGCGAACAAGTTGCTGATGATTTAACTAAAACCGCAGGAGATGATGGTGGTGATTCTGAGTTCTTTGGGTTAAAAGCAACTGGTGGAGCAGGTGGATCATCACCAGGAGGTGGTACTGCAGGATCTGGATCTTCTGTATTTGATTGGGCGAGCGTTGGAGTTTCCGTTGGTGCTTTTAGTGGAGATAATGGTAGTATTCCAGATAAAGGAAATGGAGCATTAATTGGTAATACCAGATATGGTAATGGTGGTGGAGGAGATCCTGGAGAATTAACATATCAGTCTAGTGTAACTCACTTCTTTAACAACGATTCAAACACGCACACATTTTATCAAACTAGTCCCGATCTTAGTGTAACTTTTGTGGGTCAATATGCACCCGATGGTCTTTCATGTGCTCCAAACTATGGAACAAAGCATTATCTAATCAGTTTCTTTCAACCATTTACGAATGCTAACTATAACTTAACCATTAATAGTGTCACTCAAAGAGCAGCAGGTGGTGGTTCTGCTACACCATACTATAATTGTGGTATTTTAGGTAAAACTTCTTCTGGATTTAGAATTTGGTTTGGCAATGGTCGTGGTAAAAATACATATGTCATGGGATTTGTTTTTACCTGTACTGGACTAAAGGCAGGTGGTCAAGGTATGGGCGGCGGCGGTGGTGGAGCAGTCACGGCTGCTTTTACTAGACAAAACTTAATTGATTCTGTTACCTATGCTCCTGGGACAACACATACAGCAACAGTTGGATTCGTTGGTAGTGGTTATAACGCTGAAGGTGCAGATGGTTATCTTGAAGTCTCTATGATCATCAGACCAAAGGTGACTGTTCAGGTAATAGACACTGTTTTAATTATCGGGCAATGTACCACATTATCATGGGAGACTACTGGTGATGGTGATACTCTTACATGGTTATCTGGTAATATTGCTAATAGTCTGCTTACTAGTTCTGTACAAATTTGTCCCCAGATTACTACAACATATACTGCACAAGCAAGTGGAATAGGTGGAACATCTGCACCTTCAGGAGTTACAGTTTATGTGGTTTATGTTCCTACAGCAACACTAACTGTTCCTGATCCAATTGATTATGGTGATGCTTTGTTTGTCAATTTCGAGACACAATATGCAGATCTTGAGATTAGATTAGAACCATTCCACAGAATGACTGATGGAACTACGGTTGTTGGAGACATTATTCAGATCACTCCTGCAACTACGGGAGAATCTGGAAGACCAGACTCGGAAACTGTTGTAAATTCTCCTACTGGTGGTGTAGAAATTCCAGTTCCTTGGGGAACTGTGGGACCACAGTCAATTGACGTAAAAATTACCGTTGTAGGTACAGGTGGTAGTTATACCGAAAGTAAAACCCTGCAAGTAAATATTGATAGAACACCTGATAATGTTATTATTCCTGAAACTGATGATGCATTTAAGGATCAAGATCCCATCTATACACCAGATACTGATATTTTGACAAACTTAATTTTAATTGATGGTATTGATATTCCTGTTACTGTTAAATCTAATAAGGAAATCAAGATAGATATTAATCAGGGAGATAACTGGACAGACGTGGAGCAACTCTAATGGCAATTATATACACTAGTAGAAATCTAAGCGGTAGTTACAGTGGATATACTAATGGTGCATGGGGTTCTCTAATGAACTCATACGCTGTTAGATTTACTGCTGCATCTTCTGGTCCTGGTAGTTCTTATAATGGTACTACTTTTTATTTTTCTGGTAGCGTATATTTTCCATACTCTGGAAATTATACAGTTCGAGCAGCTGCTGATAACAGTGGATCATTAAATGTTGCTGGTCGTAATTGTTCGGTATCTGGTTTTGGCGGACAATCACCAACAACATTTTATAGTACGCCAGGAACTAAGAGTATAAGTGGTAGCGTTTATAATGCACCATCATCAGATGACTATGGTCCTAATCCATATGGTATTGCTTTTACAATTGATGCACCATCAAGACCTCCAGCACCATCTGCAAGTATTTCTGTAAGTCCTTCTGCAATTATTCAAGGACAATGTGCTCAACTTTCCTGGAGTTCTTCTGGTGTTGGCATTTACTACCGCAATATGTCAAATATCTCTACTTCTTCTAGTGGTAGTACAACAGTTTGTCCTAGTATTACAACACAATACTTTTTTGATGTTCGTGGTGAAGGTGGTCAAACTGTTAGATATGCAACACTAACTGTTTATATCCCACCAGTATTAAATATACAGGTTGGTCAGACAACTCTTATTGCTGGTCAATGTACTACTATATCATGGTCTGTCAGTGGTGATGGCGACACAGTTATATGGACAAGTGGAAATATCGCTAACCAACTTGTAACTAGTTCTGTACAAGTTTGTCCTGCTGTTACCACAACTTATAGTGGATATGCTACTGGCAACGGTGGAACCAGTCCAACAGCATCTGTCACAGTTTATGTTTATCAAGTACCTGTAATTAATGAGTTCAATGTTCCAGAATCTCTTAATTATGGTGAGAACGGAAATATTGACTATGATGTCAGTTATGCAAATCTTACTGTTGAGATACAAAAGATATTTAATTACAACACATATACTTCTGACCAAGGAACTACATCGTATCCAGTTTGCGGAACTGCTGAGTTAGATGGTCAAAACCCAACGATTGATAATATTATTGGCACTGGTGTTACTTACGATAACTTTGGACCAAGATCAGTGACTTATGTATTGAGTATTACTGGCAATGGTGGTTCTCAGATGCTTTCTAAGACTGTGCCCATCATCATTGATGAAGAGATGGACAATTTTAATGTTCAGGAAACTGATGGTAAGTTTCAAAATGAAGAACCAGTCTATACAAAAGATGTTTTACCTGAAGACACTACGCTGTCTGACATGTATTTGGTTGATGGCATCGATATTCCTGTCGAAATTAAATCTGACTATGCAATCTCAGTAAGGAAGAATGATGGTGAGTTTGAAAATGTAAGGCAGATTGGTACTGGTTTTCCAGCTGGATCTTCTGAACCTGTAGAAGACTTTCAAGTTGCTAAAGTTGTTCCTAATGGAGGTTCATTACGAGCTGCATCACCTGTAGATGAAGAAGAATTTAATCTCGCTACTCAGGCATCATCATCACTCACGTTTAGTGATGGAACAACATCTAAAACTATCATACAGGGTGAATCAGTAACTTTTAGTTGGAGTGTCACTGGATATGCTAGCGCAAGTATTAGTCCTGCTCCTGGTACATTGACAATTACGTCAGGAAGTGCAGTAACTTATAGTGTTCAAAATATTAACAGGTGGTTTAGTACAACTCCTGCCCCAGGAGATCATATGTGCTCTGCAACTAATCCTGGTAGTTATACTTCTGAAGGTGTTTTGTTTAAATCATTCACCACACAGGCACCAGGAACATTCTTGGGATATGATAATGAAAGTAGTGTTAAACCATATGCAACTATTGGATACGTATATCCATTTAATTCATCAGGTCATCCTGTAAGCGTATCAACAATTTACGAAAAAATTGACCCGAATGGTGGTCCTCCTAATGGTTTTGGAACTATTTGGACGACAAGTTCTAGTGGTGAAGGACCATACACTGGTGATGGACCTAATCAAGGTTTTAAAGCACCAACTAGTGGTTATACTGATAATTCTAGCATTACTTTCAGTGGTAGTTCCACTCAAACACCGTTAGGCACAACAACTTATACATTGAGCACGGGTGGATCTATTACAGTAACAGTATTAGTTCCTCCAACACTTGTTATTACTGCTACTGGTGTTGATGAAACTAATACTATTACTGCTGGTCAGGAATTTACAATTACTTGGTACACTACAGGAACAACACCAGGAGTTACTTGGACTGCTGGAACTATTACCAATGGTCTCAATAGTAGTAGTCAAACATTTACTGCTGCAGATACTATTACTTTTACTGGATATGCACAAGATGGAGGTGCTGGTGAATCACCATCTGCAACTTTAACTGTACGAGTTGTACAAATTCCAACATTTGAATGGAGTGTTCCAGAGCAATTAGATTATGGTGATGATCTCTTTGTTGGTTTTGAATCAGAGTATTGCAATATTAGTATTAATATTACACCAACATACATATACGCTGATGGTACTACAACAGTAGGTGATACATTAACATATGGTCCTGCTGAAAGTGCTGAGATAGGTGGTACAACTGAATTTGATGTAGAATCAACACAAATTCCAATCACATATAATTCACAAGGACCTGAGCAGGTTCAACTAGTAGCACAAGCAACTGGTGAGGGGGGTAGTCAAACCTTCAGCGCACTTATCCCTGTTAATATTGATAGAACACCTGATGGTATTATCATTGAAGAAAAGGAAGATGCTTTCAAAGATCAAGAACCAGTATTTACTCCAGATGTTGCACCTGAAGACATCATTGAATCGCAGTTGTATGAGATTAATGGCATCGATGTCCCAGTGAAAGTAAAATCAAACTATCCAATCCAGATTCAAGTCAATCAAGACGGCGACTGGGATAATGTGGAACAGATCTAAATAGTAAGACTGGAGATATTATCTAAACGGAATGACATATTCTTTTTCAAGCACACCAGTATATGTTTCTGAGGGTGATTACGTTCAGTTTAGATTTAAGGCACCCCCAACTTGGGATACTACCCAGACAGTTACCATTCAACTTGGTGAACTAGTACAGTATTGGTTAATCACAACTGTACCTGAAGACTTTACACCAGATCCATTTCCTTTTCAAGAGGTTGATCCAGCTGAACTGGATACACTATACACATATGGAGATGGATCTCGTCCTGGTGAGTCAATTATCACTGTCACTGGTTTAACACCAACAACACAAGCACCAGTTGCATTAGGTTCTACATTTGCTGGTGATATTACGTATTTCGCCATGCGTATTGATTATAATGGCGATGGAAATTGGGGTAGATTAGATGAATCAAACAATCCAATGCCTGCATATGGCGTTGCCGCTGATGACTATTGGATCCAAGGAACAGGATCTGAAGTTGTACAGAATGGATCTCGAATTCAAATTCGAGCAAGAACGCAAAATTTCAATAACCAAGATACAATTGTTACACTGGTAATTGGAACTGCGAATGAGACTTGGACAATTACTACCAAGACACAACCATTAAACATTCCAGAACCATTTCCAAACTTCACAGATTTAACTGGTTTAGATCTTGAAGAAGTTGCATATTCTGAGATTATCAGAATTCAAGGTTTAACAGAACCAGCACTTATCTCGCTGACTAATACTGGTGAGTGGGCAGCATCATCTACTAACAGTACAACTACAAATGGTGATGGATACGAGGTTCTTGATGGTGTAACATTCTCATCCTCATCAGGAATAGTTAATAATGGTGATTACTTACAGTTAAAATTACAAGCATTAAACACTCCTCTTACTCCTAAAGAAACCAGTTTGACAATTGGTGATGGCGCAGATCTTTCTAGTTGGAGTGTAGAAACAGGCAATCCACCATCTACAGGAGTAAATGGATGGTCATTTGATGATCTAAATGGTGTTATTGAAGATGCACTTATTCCATCTAATAAAATGCCCCCTGGTGGCATTACTGGATTAGGTCCTGGTGTTTCTGTCCCAGTTACTGTCGTTGGAGCAAACACTACTGCTACTGAAACCAAGATTAAGATTAATAATGGATCTGTTGGTGTGTTCCCTGTTAATGTTTCAAATGGTGATCAGATTACCATCTATGCTAAGTCAGATCCTGATTTTGGTCAATCACGCACTATGCAAATCAAGGTTGGTGATACGACAATCCCAACATGGACAATCATTACTAGTAGCGGACCAGATTATGATGCTGTCTTTTCACCACCAAATGATAAGTTCGGTCAAGTTCCTGAAACATATATCACGAGTTCGCCTGTTACAGTAACTGATATCAATAGACCTATCACTATCACTGCATCAAACGGTGCATTGATCTCTATTGATTTTGATACACCAGTTGTAGGTCCTAGGATCTTTGATCCAGCAATCAACACTTCATTTACTTTAACTGTACTATCCGCAGATCAACTAGGAACACCAGAATTTACTGATGTTGTAGTTGGTACTGAAGCTACTAATATTCCTGCTGTGTCTTTTACATGGAATGTAACCACATATGCTGTAGCACCACCACCAGCAGCGAACCTAGGGGTATGGTATAGTAATAAAGTTAAGAAGTTTGATGGATACTCTGTAGGAACTATTTGTGCTATTCTAAAAGAGAATGTTATTGTTGGTTATGGTGATTTGGATGGTGATCTGAACTCTAGATATCCTGGATTTATATCATGTGATGGTAGAGAACTAGACGCATCATTATACAGAGAACTGTATGAGGTTATTGGAACTGAGTATGGTGGTAGTGTCAGTGAAACATTTGATGCATATGGAGCACCAGTATATACTGGTACTTTCAATGTTCCTGATTATAGAAACAGAAAACTTGCTGGCACTGGATTTGTTGATTCATCCCGTGGAAACTCTGCATTCTTACCTGTATCTACACCTGGCAAAGGTATTTTTGATGTTGGTGCAGAGGGAGGATATTGGTACTTTGATACTGTAGATGCTGCTGGAGCATTGCCACTAGAACAGATTGAAGGCAGCGGACAAACAGGTTTGCAGAGTCAATTCTTCTCTCTTGGTACTGTAAGACTAGACGGATTGGAAACTATTACAGATAGTATAACATTTACTATTACTGGTGCTGTTACTGCACTAGTTGGACCTCTTGGTGAGACATCTGTAAGAGTTCCTGAACACGAACACTTATATCTTAGTGCTGTTGTAGAAGGTGATGGTGGAGATCCTCTAATTCCATTTAACATGAATCCTGGTTCATCACCTAGAGGTATGATGGGTCTTAATGCTCCTGAAAGAGATTCTTCTCCTGCGGCAGAAATTCCATGGTCTCAAGACAGTGTAGTTGGTTTATGGGCTACTTTCTTAGGAAATAACTTTGCTGAGGAACTTGAACGATACTATTCTGCCGATGCTTGGACTGACTTTAATACATGGATTGCTGATAATCTACCAACCAGTCAAACTGCTGATAGTGGAGCTCAACTTACTCTACAGCAAAGTTATATGGTATGGTGGAGATCTCCTAGAGCTGATTCTGACAGTTTGCCGCTACAAAGTTATACTGCTAGTGGTGCTAATCAAACTGCGTGTATTGATACAGAACCAACTACATTTACTATTTCGACATATACTCCTAGTAGTGGAACAACACAAACTCACAGTCATATGATTACTCAGAACATTGTAGGTAATCCACAGACAGACTTTACTGGCGGCGGTCTATCTGGTCCTGGTATTGTTGGAGCTCCATATGGTTCTGGTCTTGCTACTAATCCTAATGTAGAAGGTCAAAGTAATCCTGTTGGTGCTTCCTTGCAGGTTGCGTTTGATCAATCAGAACTATTCATGGACATGACTGATGCAGAGTTTAAGTTCTCTAGTAGTTTCAAGAAACCAACTCCTGATGTTACTATGAGACCACAGAGAAAAGTTCCAATCATCAACCCATTCCATAAGACTAAATACATCATTAAAGCATTCTGATTCCATTGTTATGTCAGTTGAACCATATCGTCCTCTGGAGTTAATGCAGAGGAAGGACTTTACTAAGTCTGATTTTAATGATTTTATTGGTGTCTGGGAAAACTTCATGCCTAGACCCACATGTAAAAAGTTAATTGAGTATTGTGATCATGTTCTAGAGACTGGATCATATTATAATCAAGACTTCCAAGAGTTGCCTGGAGGATCTGAACAGAAAGTGCATAAGTCAGAGGACCAATATGGTGGTGCTCAAAATAGAAGAGACTTTGCATTTATGTTAGATTATTCTAACAAGAAACTGTGTGTAGATATACAGGCAATATTGTCATCATGTCTTAATCATTATATCTCTGAATATCCATCACTGAACATTGCTTCATTGATCTCAACAGATATTAAGATGCAAAAGACACCACCTGGAGGTGGTTATCACCTTTGGCATTATGAAGATGTTGATCAAGCACATTCACTTAGAGAGATTGTTTGGATGATCTATCTAAATGATTTGCCAGAGGGTGAGGCAGAAACTGAATTCTTATACCAAAAGAGAAGAATTCGTCCAACTGCTGGTACTGTTGTCATCTGGCCAGCGGGTTATACACATACTCATAAGGGCAATACAGTTTTTAGTGAGGATAAATATATTTTGACAGGATGGTACATCAAATCTAGGTAGGAGATCCATGACAACCAGAGAAAGAATTTCTTTAATTGAGATTGATTTTGTCAATGATATTGTCTTGATTAATAATGACATCGAGGGAGACTTGATGTATCCTGGCAGAAAGACTAAAAAAGTTAAAATTAGAGGTGAGTTGAAGGAAAGATTTCTCGATCGAGTTGTTGATGACTTCTGGCACAACTCTAAGGACCAGTTAGATCACTTCCAGTATTTTAGCACTGGTGCATACAGATGTCAGAGAAGGAAGTTAAAGCATGACTTCAAGACTGATGAAGATTACTGGGCAACCTATCAATTTACTAGTGCTACTGCTGAGCAAGCAACTGAATTAAAAGAACAGACTCTTGCTTTTTATGAGTCTCTGCTAATCGTAAGAGAAGAAGCAGTCAATAAAGAGATCAGAAAAATTAATGATGAGACAATCTACTTTGAACAAAGATACATCAAAGCGAGAAGACAAAAGAATGAACTGTTAGCACGTTCTGACTGGAGAATTCTTCCTGATGTTGAGGATAGTTATGAAGGAGAAAAAGACCAGTGGATTGCTTGGAGGAGAGCATTGAGATCTCAGGTTATGAAAAAACCAGAAGATTTTGAGAATGGTCTTGCATACTTCAAACATACATTTGATGTTAAGTATCCTGTAGATCCAAAGATTTATAGACAGATGTATCCAGATGGTATGCAGGAAGATGGTGTAACACCAGCACCAGCATTCATGGATCCAAATGATCCTGATCAATGGGTAAAACATGATATTGCAGCAAGTTCTGACTTCCAGCAGAGCAGAGAGCAGAGCATGTACAACTTCTCTGGTCAATATGCACCATCACTCAAGAAAGTGAGACAAGCAGTATATGATATCATGAAACTACTTGACGTAGATGATGTTGTACCAGTAAACTGGAGTCTATACTACACTGACGATTCTGAACTAGACGGACAAACAGGATGATTTATGAAATTGATTTGCTCGACGGCGAGGCTTTATTATGGCTACAGGATAATCTAAAAAATCTAGAATATGTCGATGGTAATATATCCAACCCATCTCCTAAGAAGAGATGTAAGATGTCATGTGATGGAAAATTATATGAGAAGATAAACCACCAGTTTTCTGGATATATTAATAAGCAGATCTATAGCATCTATAATATCAGAAGAACATCACAGTTATACTTTCTTGAGTATAATGAGGGTGCTTACTATGATTACCACATCGACAACATTCCATGTGGTGGTGTCTTCCCTCACTATAGTATCACATGCTTCTTGAATGATCCATCAGAGTATGAGGGTGGCGAACTAGTCCTTAAGATTGGTAATACAGAGGTAGAATACAAGTTAGAGGCAGGAAAAGCAATCATGTATCCTACTGGACTGTGGCACAAAGTCAATAAGGTTCAGTCTGGATCACGTAAGGTATTTGTTTGCTGGGCAGAATCTATCATTCACGATTCTTTCATGAGAAACTATCTTTCAGAGTTTGCACAGTATATCTGTGAGGCAGACATAAGCAAAGATGTACAAGAGAAACTAGATCAGTTTAGAATCAACTTGATAAGAGAATATGGGAAGATCTGACATCTTAGAGTATAGTAATGTATTCTCACGAGAGGACTGGGAAAAGATTCTAGATGCAGTTTCTGGTCCTAATTGGTATTTTGGTCATGGATCATATGTTGATGGGGACAAGCGTCGTGGCATCCCCTTCTGGCGCATGGATTTAAAAGATAATGAGTTCTTTGCATCATATCTTCTAAATATCATTGAGGAAAAGACCAACCAACAATATGAAGTGTTTGATGTGTATGCAAATGGTCATACATTTGGCACACAAGGGTCTTATCATCAAGATTGGTATGATGACAGAGGAAGAACATTCTTACTCTATGCAAATGATGTGTGGAAGTTAGACTGGGGCGGTAAGACAGCATTTCATTTTAACGATGGAACTGATTACTTCCACGTCCCAAAACCAAACTCAGCAGTATTATTTCCTGGCATGATTCCACATGCTGCTGAGATGACATCTAGATCATTCATTGGTTTGCGTATTACTATTGCTTGGAAACTACTACTTAAGGAACAATGAACAATTACGACGTATTTTATTTTGATAACTTCATTGAGCGTTATGTCGCTAGTAATAACAAGTCGTTGATCTATTTCAGATCAACTGGTTGGAACAATAGTAGTGATGTTGATGCTATCAATGCATCATATGATTTGTATAGAGATCTGCTACCATTAGATCTATTCACAGCATTACAAAACTCTGAGTTTGTATTTGTTGAGGTACATGATCTGGTAGAGACAGAGGAGTTTCTAACATCAAACTTCCCTGAAAATCAGGCATCTTGTGCAAGACCAGAGGATTACATTCACTATACTCTGTTCAATGCAACAGGTCAAACTATCATGGCGAACTAAAATGTTTTCTGAAATCTTTTTCAAACAGGACAGATACAATTTAGACAGTGGAGAGTATATCTCAACCCTTGAGAGAATGCCCTGGAGATACACTGGTCTGGTTGATTCTGCTTATCTTCCCACCTTCAGTGGTGCATTGTCTGCTAAACTAAACAAAGTTTATCAATATAAGTATCCACACCTGGACGTTGCAATCATGAGTGATTACAAGGTGGTGGGTATTGAGTATGTGGGTGATGAGATCAAATCATATTGTATGAACACTATGATGCATTGGTCTAATCTCACAGAAGTCAAACAGGTATGGGATACATTTTTATCATTCTGTGATCTAGGCGATCTTAGTCAAGTCAAAGAGACTGTTGATAAGATGACTGATGAGACTGATTACTTTGAAACTCTTGTACAAGGAATTCATTATGATGCTGATGGAAACTGTGCTGGCATCAGAATCTATGATCCCACATATAATCTAGATGAGTATTCATCTAACGAGATGCTTGTCAAAATGAATAAACTCTGTAAAGAGAAAAGATCTCTTAGAGGTACATTTGACATCTTCCTTGACGGCAGTTTCTCATTTAACTTGGCAATTGCACACCCACAGGTATCACTAGAACCACAAGAGAGAGGCAATATAAAAGAAGCACATCACGAAGTAGAATATCGTAATGGTATTCTTCCTATTCTAGTTGAAGCGGGATTGATTACTGAAGATCATAAGTCTGTGATTGAAGCAAAATGCACAGGCACATCAGTATTTGACCTAGAGTATAAATTGTCAAGTGCTGGTGAGATTACTGAAACAATTCTTAAGCACTTGACACACGTTGAATTCAGGGACTTGACAGCATCCTGACGCCATGCTATGGTAGCGAAGCACCAGTGGTGATCCATGCTCGAATTTTGTTATGAACTCAATTATGAGGACCTTGACTTCACAGACGCAGAGACTCGCAAACTTTATCGTATTGGA